CGATGCAGCTGCAAACGAGGATCCCAAGGAGGAGGGTTTCGGTTTCAACAAGATTAATGAGTACCTTGATATGGTTGACCCGGACGTTGTGATGATCTACAATGACCCGCTGATTATTCACCGGTTTATTGAGGCCATGAAGTACGATAAGACCAAGAGCCCCTACAAGCTGTGGATCTACGTGGACCAGGTGTACAATGGTATCGCTCAGCCCCTGATGGATACGATCAACAAGGCTGCACACCGTGTCTACTGTTTCACTGACTCTTGGGCGAAGACATTCGTTCAGTATGGTGGACCCGAGCCGTCTGTTCTTGAGCATGCGGTTGATCCGACTGTATTTTCCCATCTCCCGATTGATGTCCGTCTTTCTGCACGAAAGAGTCTGAATATCCCCGCAGATGCGACTGTGTTTCTCAATGCAAACCGTAACAGCCAGCGCAAGCGTCTTGACCTGTCAATCATGGGATTTGTCCAGCTTCTCAAGCGCAATCCCACTGCTCAGTATTATTTCCTGTTTGTGACGAACATGAATCCACAGTCGGGTGCATACTACGATCTGCAGCGTATCTTCCTTGAGGAGATGAAGGCTAATGATCTTGACCGTGAAAAGTTTATTCACCGTCTCATGATCATGGATACGTCTCCTCCGAACACAGTAAATGATGAGGCGATCAATCGGATCTATAATGCAACGGACATTGGTGTGAATACCTCTGACGGTGAGGGCTATGGTCTCTGTCAGCTGGAGCACCTGTATACTGGCGCACCGCAGGTTGTCACGGATGTGGGAAGCTACCGTTCATTCCTCGCAGATGATGTTGCGACGTTTGTGCGTCCTGTTGACCGCGTGTATTTTCCAGGAACCATGCCTCTTGGATTTTACACACCCACGTTCAATCCGGTGGATGTTGCTATTGCATTTGAGAACACAATCTCGTCTCTGACTGAGCGCAAGAAGGCAGCGATGGATTTCCGGTTCAAGAGCTGGGCCACTGTGTGCGACAGTTGGTTGGATGACCTTATCCAAGTATAAACCGGATTGTGTGAGGAGGAATAAACTTACCTAACCTAAGAAGACGTTGATTATCGTCAAACGCAGGACCATCAAACACTTCATTACTAACAGGATCGATCAGGAGTATCATATTCTTGATCAATACCTTGTTCAACTTTCGGTGCTGTTTCTTCGTATTTCGCAAGTATGTCTCGTCAGGCTCTTCTGTCTTGATATTCGGCTTGAATGCTAGATCCTCTCCGGTTGCAGATGTGTCAAACCGCATACAAGAGACCAATGGCTTCTCACGTGCGTGGAGTTTACGATGGATTTCACAGTCTACTGCCGACTGTTTCAGTAACAGTCCAATTCGCTGACTAATTCTCTCCTTTTCATAGGCAGTCTCATACAAATATTCATCGGTGGACATGAACACTTCAACTGGATCACCTTCGTAGCGTTTGGTGACCATGTCGTTACGGCGAATGGCAACAACATTTGGATATTCTGCTGATCGCATCTGATCATCGGTAAATACTGACACATAGAAGCTAACCTTCACAGTTCGCTCGTCCATTGGAAGGCGAGCATGGGAACAAATACGAATTGCACGACCGACCACTTGGTCGTGACGAGCAGGATTCCAGTGTGGCTCCATGATGTGAACATGACGAACGTTCTCCAACGTAATACCTTCAGCACCAGCCGACGAAATCATGAGAAGGGACAACAGTTTCTTCTCACGTTTTTCTACACTTTCCTTGAGAGCAGCGGGAAATGTATCTGCAAATCGCCCGTTGAAAATCTGACGTGATAACTCACGCGCGTCTGCGTCTTCTTCGCCAGTGTAGAACGCATAGGCTGGTTTGTCATTCATCTCGGGATCTTCCACCCACTGACCAGCCTGTTTGATCAATTTGTAGGGCTGCCAACCATTTGCCTTCAGAACTGCTGCAAAGATACCAAGACCTTCAAGCTCACGATATTGTGAGTAGACGAGCTGGTTCTTTCCCAAAGATTCCTTGACATTTCGGATCATTTTGAGAAGCTTGGGGCTGAATGATTCCAGTGCCTTCTCGGACAAAAAGCGAGCAGGATTAGATTCAAGTTTCTTAAGAACATCGGCCTTTGATGAAACCTTGTCTTCGTTTTCTTCTGTACCATCGCCGATTCGCAGGTCAGGTGGAATCACATAATTGCAAGCCAAACGAGATCCAACACGATAGGATCCCATCTCATCTTTCAACGATGAGCGTCCGCGACGGCTATCCATCTTCATCTCCTGCCAGCGAACTTCCAAATACCGAGTAAACTGTTCTGTTGACATCTCAACCTTTTCGAGGGTCTTATCGTCCTCAATTCGCTTTGGAAGAAGGCGTTCGTCGGCACCCTTGAAATATGATACCAATCCTTGAATACGGCGCTGAAACATCAGGGGGTTCTTCACCGTGAGTCCATCAAGGAATAAACCGGCAAATTCATCATAGTCTGTCGGCAGGCACTCAAAGACCTCGGTTGTTACACGGTCAAGAGCCACTTCGCCACCGCCAATCTCTTCTTCAAACTTGGACTGAATGGATTTTACCCAGTCAGACGCGTTCGGAAGAAACGCAAGATCTTTCATATACTGAACTGCAATACGGTCACCTTCTCCGTTATATGTGCTACGAAAGTTAGGCGGATTACGAGTTACCATCACGTATTTCTTGAGAGCATTGAACTCAATCGTATCTACCTCAGGTATTCCACGCATAGCTTTTGTTATCTTCTCCTCGTCCCACGTAGGGATTGTCTTGAACGGAATTGTGATACGCTCAATGGGTCCACGGAGGAGATTCATCAGATAGGAGATTTCGTTAGGAAGATTGATAATCGGAGTTCCTGAAAGGGCTACAATCTTGCATCTCTTTGCATTGTAGATCGCGTCGTAGAGTTTGCGAGTAATGTCAGACTCATTGATCACACGGGAAATCAAGTTATGAGCTTCATCAATGATCACAACGCTATCATCATACATTCCAGGCTCTGTGTACTGACCAATTGATGTAGAGCTCAGACCATTGTAACGGATAAAGGTAAACCGCGAACCGAGAAGATCTTCAATTTGTGCACGGATGATTGTAGCAGACTGCTTGTCCATTGTATCAAAGTTAGGGGTGTCGCCGGGAACTGTTGAATAGAACCTACCGTATTTGCCTAAGAACTTTTCAGAAATACCAAGCTTTTTCGCTTCTTCGCGTGTCTCATCTGTCAAGTCACGGCGGACCCAGTGCTGGTCGTATGCATAGACAGGATCACCACACTTACGGATCTCGCCGCGATAGTTTGTTTCAAGAGACGCTGGGAGCATAACAAATACCTTCTGTGTTGTCAGAAGTGATTCAGCCACTGCAATAGAGGAGCAAGTCTTTCCCGACCCGAGGCCATGATATAACAAAAGTCCACGATAGGGAGTTTCAATTAGAAGGTAGTCGCGAACCAGCTTCTGATAGGGAAATAATTCACGAGAGTTCCCAGTCCGTTGAACACATAAATCAATATCCTTGTCTTCTGTATCAAGTGGATCCTTGTCTTTTTCTCGGTAGTTCGCCCGAATAAAGGCTCGGGTCACTGAATCGGAGAACGCCTTTCTATTAGGAAGAACGTATGGGCGACTCATTGTTTTTCGTTGGGATTTGATAATGGAGCCACTGACACACAAAAACCATCGTATGTGGATGGTGACAATCTATCTTTTTCTGATGGCTGGGTTTCTGTATCTAAAGCCGTCCGTCGCCTTTGGGCGTGAAGGACGGATTCGCCCGTTTGGGGTAACCGATCGTGAATCTACTGTGTTTCCAGTGTGGTGGTGGGTCTTCGTGCTCAGCGTTGTAGCCTACTGTCTAACGGTATACTTTGCTAGGTTTAGGTTTTCCTAAGGTAGTTGTAGTAGCATGCAACAATAGGAATATATACATGTGAATCGGGGAATTTGGTATTGATATCCTCAATGAAGATACCGTCGGCCCGATAGTCTGTTTCAACGAACGTTCCGCACATACGAATGGGAACAATATATTGAGCACTGTCCATCTTCATCAATTTGGGCTCATTGCCACGGAATGTCCCACCGGGCTCTGAAACAAACTCGTCCCATCGCTGCTGATCAAATGTATAGAAATGAGTCTGATCAAAAATAGGAAAGATCTTCCAAAAACTCGGATGAATCACGGTGTCGTCGTCTAAAAAATAGATGAGGCCATCGGAGATAAGTTTCATACCCGCATTACGTTGAGCATGACCCGCGACGCCCCTAGGAGGTGTTGGATGACCAATCTCTGTTATCTTCGGATGTGAAAAACGTTGAATAAATGGGCGCTTTGCTGTGTCATGGACAATAAGCCAGCGAATCTTGTCCAGGTCAAGTGACTCTAGAAGTGTATCTAAGTTTTCGGGTCGTGAACACGGTGTGATAATTGTAAACATTGATTGCTAGATCAAGTTACGTTTATACTGTTTCAAACGTTGTAACAACACTCTTGAAGTGAGTCAACATCTCTGCCCTCTGTGTGTGATGAGGGCGCACTAGGTTTGAACATTCTTCAAACGATTTCCAGTCAATCCCCGAAATCTCACGACGCTGCATCGGAGTGAACCTTTGTACAAGATTAACCATCTCAGGCTCTTTCAGTAGCGCGACAAAGTAGACGTGTCGGTACTGAATGCCATTCAATCCTGCAAATGTCTCTTCAAACCTGAGATTGCGAAGAACAACATATGCCTCGCGGGGGATATTGGTCTCCTCACCAAATTCCCGGATCGCACAATCAACGTCGGATTCGCCACGAATCCTACGACCCTTTGGGAATCCCCACTCGGGTTCAGTATAGACTGATAGGTTGGTTCGCATTAGCTCAACACGGTCAAGTTGGGCAAACTTATCGCGAGATGCAATGTAATCGGGAGAATTGTGGTCATCTCCCCACAAAGACTTCCACAATGTGTCAAACGGCTCACATGCAATCGCCGACTGCTCCTTCAAGGTCATGTTGTTCATGAGTCTGCCTATGTAGTCCAGGTCATTTGGTTCGTATCGCCCCCGCATAAATTCAGCAAAACTCATGCTGTCCTTACGTCGGATCATAAGAAGCTTAGAGTCAGGTTTTACAGGTAGCTCAGAATTGTCAAGAAGAATGATTCCACAGGAAAGAACTGGATCGTTACAAAATTTAAAGATGTGGCCTTTTCCACCGCAATTATTGCAGTACATTGCTGGTTGTATTCTTTGAAGTGCGAGTATCCGTTTTTCCATTGACTCTATAATAAAGATCCTGTATAAACGATAAATGTCGTCGTTGATGACTTATCCTTCTGCTCCCGCACCTTCAATGATGAGCAATGTCTTGAAGGGTATAGTTTTTGTTCTCGGTATCGTGATCGTCGCGATGGCCGGACTCTTTATCTATAATGCGATTCGCGTTGCAAATGGACAGCCTTCCACAACCATCTTTGGCCCGGCTGTAACCACAGACCAAACACCTGCTCCAGTGGATGGTAAAACTGGAACCACAATTTCTGCATCGGCTGTTCCGCTGACACAGGGATCTGATTTTGGAATTCAATACTGGATGTTCATTCAGGATTGGGACTATAAGTTTGGTCAAGAGAAGGCTGTTCTGATCAGGACAGACCCTACAAATTCTTCAGTTGCAAATCCCAAGATCACCCTTCACCCGACTGACAATAGTCTGAATGTCTCCGTATCTGTGTTTGGTGGAAGCTCAACAGCCACTGCGTCATCTACCCCTGCACCTGCCAATGCTACAAATACATCGGGAGATGTGTTTACCTGCACGGTTGAGAATGTCCCTCTACAGTCTTGGTTCTCTGTTTCGGTGACAGTGTTCCAGCGCAACCTGGATGTGTACATCAATGGCAAGCTTGTTAAGTCAGCTGTTCTCCCCGGTGTTCCGCGCCCTGCAGTTGGAGACATTCAGGTGGCTCCCAGTGGCGGCTTCTCCGGATCGGTCTGCAATGTTCACTCGTACCCTAACACGCTTGGACCGGCTGATGCACAGGCTTTCTTCGCTGCAGGAACCAACTGTGCCTCTTCCAAGCCGCAGTCCGAGTCAAATCCTAGCACTACAATGATGAAGATCTTCGGATACACATTCCAGTTTAATGTTCTTGATGGAACAGGAAAGAAAGTTAGGGGAACTACGTTCTAAGTATATAAATGATTCATACATTTGGAGATAGTCATTCGGTTAGTCCGTGGAATGGTATACCGGGTATACGAACCCACCATTTTATTGCAAAACTATGTTATTCAGTTGGTCGCGATGGAATTCATCTTGATCAAGTCAATAACGGAGACACAGTAATCTTCTGCTTTGGTGAAATTGACTGTAGATGTCATGTTAAAAAGCATGTAGTGGATGACTTCAGGAAGATTATTGATCCAATTGTAGATAGATATTTTGAAAGAATACGTGAGGCCACACAAGGCTACCAACTGCGTGTTGCTGTATTTAACGTTGTTCCGCCAGTTCAAATTGCCAATCTTGATCCAAAGTATGTTGCTTCAGCTGTCTTTGGTTCGGACGAAGAACGAAAGTCATATGTTTTGTATTTCAACCAAAAACTCAAGGAAGGTTGTGAGAAAAATAACTTTATCTTTTTTGATGTCTATGACAAGTATTGTAATGAGAATGGATTTCTAGCAAGGCCTATGACGTATGGTGATGTTCACATCGGTGACCCCTGTTATGTTAAGGAATTTCTAGATCAAATAAGTCTAAAGAATGGTAGTATATAAACGCAATGCGCATTCTGTTGAAATGCCCAACACGGTCACGCCCACAACAGGTCATGGAGACGTTACGAAAGTACATGAAGTATGCAAATTATCCTGACCGTATTGGCGTTTGTGTATCTGCAGATAGCGATGACTCAACAATGACGCGGAGTCTCGTTGCCGATGAAATCAAGTCTATTCTAAAACCCGCTGCCTATTCTGCAATTCACTTTGGTAACAGCAAGACTAAGATTGAAGCTGTAAATGCAGATATAGAAAAAATTGACTATGATTGGCACATTGTTGTTCTTGTTTCCGACGATATGATTCCTCAGGTAAAGGGATATGATGATGTAATCCGTAATTATATGCTGTCAAAGTTTCCGGACACCAATGGAATTCTTTGGTTTAATGATGGTACTCAGGGTAACAACTTGAATACACTGACCATCATGGGTAGAAAAATGTATGATTCGTTTGGTTATCTATATCATCCGTCCTATAAGAGTCTATTTTGTGACACAGAGTTTACAGACCTATGCAGGGGATCTCTCGCTTCAAAGTGCCTGTATGTTGATTATTGTATCATTCGCCATGAGCATCCTGGAACCGGTTTCAAGGATAAGAATGATGCTCTCTACGATAAGAACCAAAAATACTGGCGTGAAGACATGATGAATTACATACACAGGAAGACCTATTTATATGACTGGACAATCTTGATTGCGTCTATTGCAGGAAGGGAGAAGAGTCTAAAGAGTCTATTGGATTCCATTCATGAAAAGAGAAACAGGATTTGCCCTGAACTTACTGTTCAGGTGAACGTCTGTTATGATAACAAAGAGAGAAGCATTGGACTCAAACGTCAAAGTCTCCTTGAGTCTGCTGAAGGAAAGTACTTGTCTTTCATTGACGACGATGACAGTATTACTGACGCATATTTTGAAGATGCTCGGGAGACAATACGTGGGAAGTATGATGTATGTCGTCTCCGTGGTCAGATGAATCAGTTTACGTTCACACACAGCATTGAAACAAAACTTGATAGTATGATGGCAAAGGACGGCATCTTTACCCGGCCTCCAAATCATCTGAACATAATGCTTGCAACACCTGCTAAGTTTATTCGGTTTGGAAATGCAACTCATGGCGAAGATCTTGACTGGACAATCCGTCTTGCTCAAACTGGGTACATGCAAACCGAATATCAGTCGGATATGAATAGGATTCATTACAACTATAATATGGGGACACGTACTGTTGCTCAACAGGTTCTTGACAATCAGACAAGGGTAACCGTATTGGAGGGGCTAAGTAAGGTTTGGAGACCCGCCGCCCCTCAGCCCGATAAGTCTAGTGGATTGCGTCTTGGGGCAAAGGGGTTTGTTTCTTTCTAAGAGACAATGGGTGTGTTCGGAATTGTGGCAGCGCTTCTTGCTGCACTTATACTTGGCCTTGTTATATGGAGGATTGTCACAGGGCCTGGAACTACTGACATTGTAACCTTAGTTCCTGGTTCAGTCTCGGGAAAGACATGTCTGACAAGTACGCTTGATACCCCACGTTCGTATAATCAGCCTGGTGGCGCAGTGTTCACCTATACAGGATGGCTATTGATCAATGACTTTACGTATAACTACGGAAAGCGCAGAACGATCTTTGATAAGGGCAACTGTCCTGGAGTGTTCTTGGATTCCACATCAAATGGTATCTTGGTTGTTGTGAACACATATGGAGCAACTGAGACAATCTTGATCGGTAACATCCCTGCAAAGAAGTGGGTACATCTTGCAGTTTCAGTGAATCAGTATGCAGTTGATATTTACATTAACGGTGTGATTGCACAGCACCACACACTTGGACAGCTCCCAAAGCAGAATGATTCCACAGTTTCAATTGGTTCAAATACCGATAACTGGGACGGTGTGTTGGCAAATCTTCAGTATGTTCCCAGGACTCTGACGTCAACTGAGATACAGTCACGAGTAGCAAATGTGCCTACGGATGCATTGAATACTCCTTCTAGCCCTCAGTATTTTGACATGACATGGTACACGGGGCGTTTAAATTCTACCTAAGAATCAATGAGTGCTGGAGGACAACGATCAATTGATGTAAGCGGAATTACTGGAATGCGACTACGCGATTCATCTGATTTTGTGGCACAGGTTCGTGTGCAGGAGATATATCAAATGTTCAACTCTACCAATGCCAATGCGGTTCGTCCGCGTATTCGCAATGGCAATGATTACTATCTTCAATTTTTAGAGGGTAGCAAGGAGGGGTGCAGGACATGCGTTGGTCTTCCGTATTCTCCCAACCCCGGGTCCAATGTGTTTACTCTATCTTTTCGGAACTAAGACGCTGCTTCTTTGTCTTCTTGAGAACAAGCTTGGCCTTCTTCTTTGCTGTTTTATCCCGAGGGTTATAGCTGAAAAAGTATTTAATGTAATCGGCAGAGCTTTTGTTCTTTGAGAGCGTTTCATATAACTCTGCCTTATCACGCTTCATATCAATCAACGTTTCTTGTTTCCCGATACATTCTTTGGGAGTCAAGATATGGAAACGACGATCAGGAGTATCTGCAGCAATATCCATGATACGCTGGGCGATACACAACATACTTGCGATATTTCCTTCGGACACATTCGAGTAAATATATGCAAAAAAGAACTGCAGAATCGTAGGAATACTCACTACACGAATCCCACTTTTCATCGTATGGTAGCTGTGACATGCAGTGGTTTCGTAAAATCGTAGAATTGAGCTTCCATCGTCGCGGGTAATTGAGTAACGTTTAGGCAGAAACTCAGTTTCCTCAACTGTCTCTACCTTTTCTCCCTCTGTCAACCGCTCAATTGTTTCCTTCTCTCCCAAAAGCATAATAGGTGTTGTCCAGTTTTCATCCAAGTGAATCTCTGAAGCAGTTACACCCATCAAAACCAATGGCTCGTTCTTCAAAAGAGTCATAATCTGCTTCTTCTGCGCAGGCGTGACCGTTGTATGCTTTCGGGCTTCCTCCTTCTTACATATTACAGGGTAATGCTTGTTGAGAAGCTGAAGACGCAAATAAACCTTCATCCAACGAGTCACGTCTCCACGAGGACGGGATAGCTCAAGATACATAGACATACGCAGGAAGTTCGGAGTCACATAGTGAATCTTGTTACGTGTCACATTTTCCTTCCAAAGACGATCAAACACAACCTCATCTAAAAAGGTAATGTCGGCGACACCAACAAAGTCTGCAAAGACCTTAAAAGTACCAAGGTGCATTCCAGGTTTGACTTCAACATTTTGAATTCCCCGCTGTGCAAGCTTATTCGCAATGATCATAGAATGTTCCTGTGGAGTTTTACTAAAAAAGTCATAATCCGGAACATCGACCGCCGGGTCGTAAAAACGGTCCTCGGGTGGCAACAGATTGTTGATGGCCGTACCACCGTAACACATAACAGGATGATGCTTTAAAAATTCTTCAACAATTTCAAGACTCATCTTGACATCGGGCCTGGAGGCTTCTATGCGATTGTTTTCTTCTTCTAATTCGTATACCAAGCTCTCGAAGTTCTCCATTATAGTATCCCCCGAAAATGGAACTTGACTGTTTTTTTATCCTAGGAGGCAGCAAGGCATGCCTCAGAAACGATACAATCTTAGGAAGCGACAGGAGAGCGTTGTTTGGGTGGATGACGACACTCTCAAGACCAAGCCTGATGAAGATTCAGAGGCCGAGGATGAGGATTATGAGCCTGACACAGAAGATTTAGAAGAGACCGAAACTGAAGAGGAGGAAGAGGAAGAGGAGGAAGAGGAAGAGGAGGAAGAGGAAGACTCCTCCGAGCTCCGTATCCCCAAGGGCGCCAAGGTCTCGGTCAAGTTACACATTCATACAATTCAGGGAGGTAAGCCAGGGCGAATTGACATTGAAGAGGAGTCCGATGATAAGGAAGAATCCGAGGAAGAGGACGACTTCATCGAGCACCTCATGAACAAGTACGTAAAGAAGGATCGCAACGAGAGCTTCTACGGAAAGGCAAAGCGCAAGCAGAGGGAGAAGGACGAACCTGAGTCACCTGCACTGTCGCTCAACGAGGAAGAAGAAGAGTATTACACGGAGCTTTCCAAATCAAAGCGTCGCAAGCTCAACGATCAGATGAAGGGTCTTGCAAAGCTTGTTTCGGATGGTGAGATTCCTTACAAGTTCCGCGTTCTTGATCTCCCGATCAACGATGCACTCAAGGCATCTGTCATTCGCAAGATTGATATTCTCAATGAGATGGATGGAGAGAGTGGCGAGGTTCACAAGCTCAAGTCATGGGTTGATGGCTTCCTGCGAATCCCGTTTGGAAAAGTGGTTCCGCTACCTGTCAAGTTCGCAGAGGATCGTCAGGCTTGCTCCAAGTTCCTGTCTGATACGCAAGCCACAATGGACAAGGCTGTATACTCAATGAACGGAGCCAAGGCTCAGATCATGCAGATTGTGGCACAGTGGATCGCTAATCCTTCATCTGTTGGAAATGTGATCGCCTTGAAGGGGCCGATGGGTGTTGGAAAGTGTCATGCAAAAGATACGAAGATTCTCATGTACGATGGATCGATCAAGAATGTTCAAGATATTCGAGTTGGGGATGTCGTAATGGGAGATGACTCTACGCCCCGCAGTGTTCTCTCATTGGGTCAGGGTGAGGATATGATGTATGATATTATCCCTATAAAGGGGGAGAAATACACTGTTAATTCGGAACACATTCTCTGTCTCAAACAGAGTGGAGTTGGAAGCATTAAATGTGTTCGCGGAAATGCATTCAAAACGATTCGGTTCAGCCCTACTGCAAAGAAGCTCAAATACAAGACATTTGAGACATACGATGATGCAGTTGATTACCTGAACATGTTCAGCGATGAAGAAAACATTACAGAAATCAGTGTGAAAGATTATCTGCAACTGTCCGACGAGGTCAAGGATAATTGGCTCAAGGGGTACCGTGTTGGTGTTGACTTCCCTCACAAGACAGTTGACTTTGACCCATATATCATTGGACTTTGGTTGGGAGATGGATGTAGTTCATCCTCAATGATTAGTTCACAGGATGCCGCGATCCTTGGATATCTCAATAAGACACTTCCCGAGTACGGACTGATGCTTAACTACTATTCAAAATATGATTACAGGATTCGCGGAATCAAGAAAGGAGAGAATGTGATGCTTGATGTTCTGAACCGACATTCAATGCTTGAGAATAAGCACATTCCTGACCTGTACAAAATTAATGATCGTGAGACTCGTCTCAAGGTATTGGCAGGTATTGTAGATACAGATGGATTCGCATACAATAATACAATTGAGATTTCTCAGAAATCAGAGCGTCTTGCAGCGGATATTGTATTCTTAGCGAGGTCTCTTGGATTCGCTTGCTACTCAGTACGCAGGGAAAAGTCTTGCGAATACAAGGGAGAGACTAGGACCGGACTCTACACAATCATTACTATCTCAGGCGATACATCCGAAATTCCAGTCCGGATTGAGCGTAAGAAGCCAACCGAGCGTCTTCAGAAGAAGGATGTTCTCGTAACAGGAATTGATGTCAAGTGCATCGGAACCGGAACCTACTATGGATTCACACTTGATGGAAATAACCGTTACTTGCTTGGAGATTTTACGGTAACGCATAATACATCATTCGCGCGTCATGGAGTCGCAGAGGTTCTGAAGCGCCCGTTTGAGTTCTTCTCTCTTGGCGGAGCTTCTGATTCAGCGAACTTTGTCGGTCATTCCTATACCTACGAGGGAGCTACATGGGGTCGGATAGCCGATGCCGTGATGTCCGCTCAGTGTATGAATCCTGTCATCTACTTTGACGAGCTTGATAAGGTTTCTACAACTGCACATGGTGAGGAGATCATCTCAATGCTGATCCACTTGACTGACCGCTCGCAGAACTCGCATTTCCATGATCGCTACTTTGCAGGGGTTGACTTTGACTTGAGCCAGTGCCTGTTCGTCTTCTCCTTCAACGATGAGTCCAAGATTCATCCGATTCTGAAGGATCGTATGCAGGTGATCAACTGCTCGGGATACACTGCAGAAGACAAGAAGGTGATTCTCCGTCAGTATGTGTGGCCGCAGATTCTTGAGCGCATCAACATGAAGGATGACCTCAAGATTACGGATGAAGCGGTCAAGTTCCTGATCTCTGAGTATTCAAATGAGGAGGAAGGAGTTCGTGTTCTGATTCGCGCAGTTGAGACTCTTGTAACACGTATCAATCTTCTGCGTATTGCAGATGAGAAGACTGCAAAGGGCTATCCATTCTACAAGGCTGTTACTCTTCCAATGGAGGTTACGCCCGAAGATGTCAAGGCACTTCTAGTTGAATCAAAGGTTGTGAACGAATCTTGGCGTCACCTGTACACGTAATCAGACGAACTGAAGAAAGCGGAAATGAAATAATAAGAGGATTGTCATCAAACGTTGAAACAATACATGAAATATTACCATCAACAAATCTGCTGCTCAGACAGTATTCAATTGTTTTTTTCCTGAATACGAATGGCAGACTTATTGATTTCAAAGTATAGTCTTGTGTCATGACAACGTAGCAGTGATAATATACACGAGGCTTCGTATTTTCAACATAGTGGGTAAGAAACCAAAGATCAGTTCCAACTCTCATTGGAGGAGCGGAACCACGAAGTTGTGAGAAAAACCAAGGAGTCTTTACACTTGTATGAATCTTTAGGGTCGATCCTTCAAACGATCCGATTTCCAATGGATGCCATTGGTAGATAACATCATCGGTCATATCAATGGGAATCCAGTTCTTTTCACAGTCGCGTTTGTAGGGAGAATCCATGACCACACAGTTTTTGTAACACATTTTTTCAAAATCGCAGGTTCCACGAACGATTTGTATGTTTGAACTATACTCTGCAGATGTAGCCGTAAAACACGGCACTCCTGCTGAGTTTATATATAAACGGATGTCTTCAAGACCCTTGATGTGGGATGATGTTCTAGGAAGCCCTATTTCATCACTCATGACATGTCCTTCTCCTCCAATGATGACCATATTCTTAGTTCTAACAGGTTCATCTGTCTTGTACACACCATCCTTCATCGTATAGGTCCCATCATGATGATTGATTGAGTAATTTACAAATCTCACATTGTGAACATGTTTAAGATTATGGATGAAAGATGATACCGAAGATGGATGAAAGTTTTCTCCACATGAATCTCGAATGACTGGATACGGACATACATCTGAAGAAATGGGGTCAACATAAAACTTCATGTTTGACAATACAACATCTTGGAACGGGTTTTCGCCAATCAGATACTTCAGTGAACATTCAAGACCATCATGCTGTGGCTTCTGCGTATAAAAACGAAGAATGGTGTTTTCAAAATCAAATAGGTTATCATACACATCCCTCTCAATGAAGAGGGTATCAGTCGGATACGGTATCTTCTTCCCCATCTCAACATAATGTGCAGCCTTGAAAAACTGTCCCTTTTCTCGGAAGTACTTTGCTAGAATATAGATAGCTTCTGAACGATTTGGCCTATAGTCATATGCCTTTAGAACCCATCTTTCAAACTCAATTGGATTATTAAGTTCTCGGTAGCATTGGGCAATAATATAATGTGAATACCAAATCTCTTCATGCCATCCTCCTGCTTCTATCCTGTCTTCATACATATGGATTGATTCCTTGTATCGTTTGAGAGCATGGTAGGTCTGACCAAGATAGAACATATATCTCGCGTTGTCCGGTTCATCCATCAAACCCTGTTCAAGAAGATCTGCATCCCTTTCAAATTTATCCGACTTACAACCACCATCGTTCATGTCATTGATGTACGCAAGGTCGAGAAGCCCCGACTCAATGTCCCAATATTCATGAGTTACACCCTTGCATACAACAGTGTGATCCATCCGAATCAGCCGAGTGTTGGGGTACTCCAATTTTCCAGCTTTTTGAACAAGCTTGTAGGCTGGCTCTGTAAGATTTGCCTTCTTCAATGCTCCAGGTACAAATACCATATCTGCATCCAAGAGAAGGCCGTATGTATCTGTTAGCCCCCACCCATTCTGTCGTAGCTGTTCTTGGGCATTCAAGAAACTAATTGTGCGATTGTGTCCAAAGTTTTTCCATTCGCATGTATGAAGAGATCCATTGTAGGTATTAAGGTACTTATTAACGATCTCACATGTTGAATCGGTTGACCCCGTGTCTGTAACACAAATAGCATCAACAAACCCTTCAACGGACTTGAGACATCGTTCAATGATTTTTGATTCATTGCGAACCATGAGAATAAGAATAAACTTAACCATGCGTCCGTATTGGAGTAACTCTTCACCCTTTCTCTAAACAAATGAGCACCGAGTTTGTCAAGCAGACTCTTCGCGAGAACCTCACTCGCGTTCTCGTTCCTCACGTAGCAGATGGACTTTGGAGTATCTACGACAATGCTAAGACGGCTTGTGAGCGGAACAAGCAGCCGGATCAGATTCTACGCACATTTCAGAATCTGCTGACCCGTGTCCCTCAGTGGTCTGATGAGATCTTGACAACCGAAGTGTCTCGTATTGAGAAGGCTTCTAAGTGCGACTACATTGAGGATCTTCTTCTTGGTGTCTTTGTCAGCTATATCCGTGCATTTGCGTCTCTGCAGCAGGTTGATACGACTCATGTTGAGATCCCGTTTGAGCGCCCCAGTGTTCACAAGTTCATCCACACGTTCTACAAGGCTTCTGCACGTGCTTCGTGGTCAGCTGCCTACTTGTTCAAGACTGTTGGAGTGACGAATGAGCAGCAGTCCCGTAACCGTCGTGACATTGAGACGATGCTTGCAAACTCTCTTAACGAGGTCATTGATGGGTTCATCCCGTGGAAGGATATCAGCAAGGCGTATTTCCGTGGCCCGGAGAGCCTCGCTCCTGTTCCTGCGCCGGCCCCGGAGCCGGAGAAGCGTCCTGATACTCCTATGCCGGAGGAGAAGCCCTCCATCCGGTTTGATGAGGAGAATGATGAAGTTGAGTTTGAGGCCGATGAGGAGGAAGACCGTCCTAAGCTTCAGCTTGGGGAGGATGTTGATCTTGGACTGAGCGATGACGAGGATCCTGCATCTAAGCCGTCGGGGACCATGACTCTCAACCTCTAATTCGTTCGCAATTGACAAATGAAAACACTGCGAGCGAACAAATGATGGAACTGCAGATGTTTGGAATGATTATCGGCGCCGTAATGATTGTCGCCGCGCTTCTCTATGTCCTGGACCGCCGATCAAAGAAGGTCCCGGTTGACTATTCTGATCTCGCCAAGCTTACAGTGGGAGCAGGTGCCGTCACTGGAGGGGTGGTGTATGCAGTGGGTTCGGATGCTGTTGCTGATGTCGCAGAAACTGTGACTACTGTAGCTCAGGATATGTTCGTTGGAAAGCCCGACTTTTAAGCTCACATAAAAACAATATGTCCCGCATAGTTCGTGTTGCAGGAAGAATGATTGACCTTTCAGGACTACACGGTATTTGGCTTGGAGCCGACCATTTATGTAACTCCAAAATCACACTGTACTATCCTAAAGGTCCTACACAGACGATTGAATACAAGTGTGGTGAGCACTTACAAGCCGACAAGGATAAGAACACTCTAGAGGAAGCTAAGAAGCAATTTGACTTAATCCCACTGGATTCTCACGTGGGGGCTAAACCAGTTCTTACGAATCACACAACCGGGGAACGTTCTGTGTAATCCTGCTATAGCAACTTTGGGCTTCACTGATGGCGGAATTTCTACCATGACATGTGTTTCTCCGTGGTTAGCTGCGGACTTAACCTCAAGAACAGCAACATCAAGAAAAATCTCAAGGGCGTTTTTGTACCTTGATATTTCTCTTAGTTCCTCGGCCGTAGGCATTATTTCTTACTGTAAGTGTAATCGTAAATGAGCTGTCAATACGCTACTGCTCTTGGTGAACGAGGGAAGGGAGTTCATTCAGCGAGAATCTTTGGACTCGCGATGAATGACATTTTGATGACAATTGCAGCAGCGTTGATTACTGCATATGTCTTTAAGATTACATGGTGGAAATCACTGATCGCCTGGTTTGTCGCAGGTGAGATTCTTCATGTTCTTTTTTGCGTGGATACGGCCTTTTTAGATTATGTCTCAATGACCAAGGAATCTCCAAGCTGAGCGGCAGAAGGAGTGGCCTTGTAATGCGTCATTCGCATCAGCTCCTTGCGAGGAACAGCTCCCGTACAGTATCGCACAATCGCCTTGTACAGGTCAAATCCGTGGTACCGATCGTGATTATCCCTCTTCTTCCTAAACATCACAGATGTTCCGTCAGGTAAGGTCATCCATTCTTTGAAAATTGCAAAGAGCGGATGGGTATACTCATGGTCGGGTCCCTCGGGGAACAAATCCCAAAACAACGATGTAGCAAATCGCACAAGATCAAACGATGAACTCGGACCGATGTACGGGTGGTGGTGATCCATGAACGGGTCCATGTTGTACTGTCCGCCTGCTTCCTCATCTGCCTGAAACTGATTGCTCATAAATGTCTTACTTTCCTTCATTCCAATCAGCTTCAGTGAGAGAATTGCGCGGTCAAAATCAATGATCTTCATGACATACCCAAACGTAGGAACCTTGTATGCAACACCATTGTGCCTGTAAAAAAGGAATGGCTCAGTCGTTGTAACATACATCACATTGTTTCCGTGCAGATCATTGTGGGTCAGTCCATAGTTTCGCTGGGCATACGCAAGTGCAAACACAAGCTGTGAAACCCATGCAACGTGCTTCTCAGGTTCAGTATGTTCCGTGATCAAATCATAGAACGTTCCCTCGCACTTTTCCATCACAGTCGTGACAACGGGTACATCTGTGAATGTGGCCCATGCAAATGACTCCTCTTCTTCATCTCCTTCTTCCTCTGTATCCGAACATGCACAAGACTCAATCTCAAAGACATCGCTGCTATCAGACGATGCATCCTGCTCAGAGGTCTTCTCGGAGTTCATATCAATCTGCTCCGGTTCATCGTCAAGTGAAGGTGTGCTGATATGGTCAGCATCCACATCCTCAATCTCACCGAGATCAATGTCATCTCCCATCGCAAGAGCCACGCGCTGGCTTCGTGTATGGGTAAACTCCGCGTCAGTATCACCGGTGCGAAGCTTCAACTCAAAGGTCTTACCAATGTTGTCGGCAAACCAGTTCTTCTCAGACAGGTCCTCATAATCATCGGAGATGTCAATGGTGTGCTTTCCGGCAATTCCAACAAAGACGCCGTATACCTTGGGAAAATGCTGGCACCCCGACTCAGAGAGAGCAATCGAGGTCATAGCTCCAACATAGGCTGCAGTATGGGGGCTCTGCAACCTACTCTGCATATCATCTGCCATGTTTGCTGGGCTCGGGACACCAAAAGAACCATAGTCACCGCGCATCGTCTTGAATGGAGACAGAATCATGGTCGTCTTTCGGTGAATTGAAACTTCCCGACCGTTGAGACGTATGGAAGATTCACTGACAACTGACTCCATTGGCGACGAAAGCTTGACTCCATACTCTCGGAGGTTCGAGAGTTGTTCAGTCTTAAAGAGCTTTTCAAGGCTCGGAAAGAACGGCTGCATCTTCTTCATGTTCCACTGGCTACCATCCATCTTTGGCATCCGATGAAGTTTGAGTGGAACCGGCGCACTTCGCAAGTCCTTTCCCATTGTCTTCATCCCTCGGCAATGAATGTTGAAAACTAAACGACACAGTTAACAATGAACTTTCAACTGCGAAAGTTTGACATCAACATGATTAAGGACAGAACCGAGATGGATTCTCGCAAGAGTCCTATGATCATTGTGATCGGGAAAAAGGACACGGGTAAATCGTTCTTGGTTCGCGATATCCTTTTTAACTGTCAATCATCCTTTCCCGTTGGGACTGTCATCTCAGGTACCGAGGTCGCCAACGAGTTCTTTCAGCATATGGTTCCATCCAAATTCATTCATGACAAATATCGCCCCGAGATTATTATGAATGTCATCAAGCGCCAGCTCAATGTGAAGCAGACACGTAACAAGGATAAGGTTTCAAAGGGCGGATCATCATCTATTGACCCCCGTGCCTTCTTGATTCTTGATGACTGCCTGTATGATAACTCATGGATTCAGCAGGAGTCCACTCGTTACGTATTCATGAACGGACGTCACGTTGACTTGACAACCATGATTACTATGCAGTACCCTCTTGGTATCACGCCTAACCTGCGTACCAATGTTGATTTTGTCTTCATTCTTCGTGAGAATATCCTAGGTAATCGTCGTAGGATTTACGAGAATTACGCAGGTATGTTTCCAACGTTTGAAATGTTTTGTTCCTTCATGGACCAGTGCACTGAAAACTATGAGTGTCTTGTGATCTGCAACAACAGTCCTAGCAATAAGCTGGAGGATCAAGTGTTTTGGTACAAGGCATCTGACCATCCTCCGTTCAGGCTCTGTGACCAGTCTCTATGGGCGAACAATACACCGTTCCACTCTGCTATGTTAGCTGCGGACGAGTATAACGCTGCTTCCATGAAAAAGAAGAACACGCCGTCTGTATGGGTCAAGAAAGAGGGAGGGCGAGACTAATTTCGTTTTAACTATCAATGAAGGAGGCGACGTTTATGTTCGTGTATAGCATAGCCCCTGGCGCTGCAATGAATGCTGATGGAACTAAGAAGCTGGTTCCTTACGGAAAGAACACTGCTTCGTTTCCTGAACCGAGTACACTTGCCAATGCTGGATTCACTCCTACGGAGAGAAATCGCAGGGTTACCTTCAAGATTTCATTACCTATAGAGGGAAGTGCAATCAAGGCAGCAGATGTTAAGAAGATTCAGACTGCCCTCAACAAAATGTTGAGCGTTCGTATTACCAGCTACCGTCGTGCCTGGAGTGAGGCACTGAAGGCAAGTTCTAACAGTAACGCAGATCGTGATCGGTTGATGGCTGCTGTTTCTGCAAGGATCCAGCCTGCGATTGCTGCATATGCTGCTTTCAATGCTGCTCCGGCAGCAGCGGATGCCGAGATGGGTGAAATTCCGAATGTTCCTGCACAGGCTGTTCCAGTTGACGAAGTGATTGAGGTGAACGCTGGACCAGCTGCTGTTCCCCCTCCTGTCGCAGCTGCAGTGATCGAAGATTTAGAGTGGGGTGGTGAGGGTGCATTCATAGCCAGCCAAGGACAGGGTGACGAGCTCGCCAATCTGTTCGGGGGACTTCAAGTTGCTGGTGAAGAAGGTGCTCCTGAATTTGGGGGTAAAAAAAAGCGCAAGACACGCAGGCGGAAGATGCGTCGTCACACACGGCGCTTACGTCGATGAGTGCTCCTCTTGTAGCGGCGTTTTTTACCACCCTTTGACCTCTTCATTGTAGAAAGAATATTGGCAGCTTTTGAATCTTGTTTCATATCAACTAGATTCTTAGCTCCAGTCTTGTCCCAGTCCTTTGATGGATCAGGTACCTCCTGGGTTAGAATTCTAGCTACCTCTTTCTCGATTAACTTCTGAGGAATCTCCTTTGGAGTACGAATACGAAGAGACATTGATTACTTGGGAGATTTTACTCGCGCAGTGCTCCCTCTGAAGGGTGAACGGGCTTGGACGCATCCTCAAGCATTTTCTTCTCCTGCTCAGCCTCCAGTGCATTCTGCTTCTTGCGACGCTCGTTCTCCTCCTTCTGCTTCTTGATTGCCTCCTCGCGCTGCTCTGCGAAGAACATCTCCTTGTTGGACTCGTTCTCCTTGTACTTGCGCATCAGCTCGTTCAGCTCCTTCTCGGCATACTCAACCTCGGGCATCAGGTGCTCCGAAGGATCCCACGGCAGCCAGGCACCAACCTTACCGATGTACAGGTTGTCCTTCGGGTAACGACGCTGCAGAACCTTGGCAAACATCTGAGTCTCCTCAACCGTCGCAAACGAACGACGAACCTTGACACCACGGATGTTAGTGCGGAAGTCAACCATGTTGTCGTAACGCTCCTGGAGATCCTTCTCATTCTTGAGGAGGAACACCTGGTACTGCTCGTGGATGTCCGTCTTCTTGATCTCATCTGCACGAACACGGGCAAAATCCTCCGCATCCTTCAGGAGGTCATCCACCTTTAACGAATACTTCTTCGCAAGGAACGCTGCGAAGCTCTCAAGACCCTTGATCTTGAAATCATAATCCGTCCACTTCATGAACTCCTCAAACATGAACTCCTCCTTCTGCTTGATGACCTTCTCCGGACTGATAAAGGAAACAACACAATACTTCTGCGTCGGGATCTCGGGGTCCTCATCGAGATAGTCAATCGGCCCGGACTCATCCATCTTAGGAAGCTCGGTGCGGGGCATTTACTTGTTCTTGCGACTTAGTAGTAAGTTCTTTCTCCGCAGAGTCATAAATGTACGATCCGCTCACCACCGCTTATCTGTTCTTTCTGCTCGTGCCCGGTGTCCTCGTGACTCTCCCTCCTGGTGCGTCAATCATGACAGCTGCTGCTGTTCATGCCATTCTGTTTTGGGCGGTGACTCAGTATCTTTCGTTGTATGTTCCTTGGTGGGGAATTTGGGTGTTTGGAGTTGGAGTTATCTCCTTCAAACTTTGGATGGCCCGCTCTGCAACAGTATAAAAAATTCTTCCTGCCCCCCTAACAAACAAATGGAGTCTAAGCCTAAGCCTACCTCGTCTGGTGTTGATGTTGCGGATATTGTTACTCGCCTTGTCAAGTATTTCCTTGAGGGTCTCGCGGTCGCCATCGCGGCCTTCGTTCTCCCGGGCAAGACTCTCAAGGTCGCCGAGGTTGGAATGATTGCCCTGGTTGCGACGGCCACGTTCGCTATCCTGGATATCTACGCGCCTAGCGTGGGTGCCTCTGCTCGCACGGGTGCCGGTTTCGGAATCGGTGCCAACCTGGTTGGGTTCCCACGGGTGTAAAAACCCTTGGGACGGGTCTAAGGACCCTTGGTACGTATTACGAGCTGTGGGGTTCGAACCCACGCGGATTTCTCCAACAGATCTTAAGACTGTCTCCTTAACCACTCGGACAAGCTCGTACTTTCTAAACAACAATAGACTTTAAGCCGCTTGACACGGAAACAGCCAGTGTCGTCATCAGTATGTTTCCATAATTCTGCTGAGTTAAATGAGTCATGCCGATTGCAAAGCCACACACTGGACTTGCGGTCGTTACGAGAGTTTGAATTACCTCTTCAATCGTGTGAGGAACACAGAACTTATTGTAGAAGGTAGCTGAGGCATAATGAACTGCGTAGTTCACAGCCACCGCCACCACCGACCGCACTGCGACTTCCATTTAGTGATATCACATACAGAATATGTAGATGGTATACCTAGTAAGGTTTAACGGAAAATGGATTACAATTCATCCCAAACCATTTGAACC